GGCAGCGCACAATGACAACTCATGTGCAGTGGGAATAAATCCGGAAGGACCTGAATGGGCCCATCTAAGAAACCGTTTGTTCCCATTTGGAGGCCAACGCGTGCGAGAAGGAGATCAGAGTAATTATGACGGAGCTATCCTTAATCAGTGGGCTCGAGTATTGCTCTATACTATGCAGGACTTTTATAAGGACGAATTCTTTGACATGAGGGCTATTTTATTTTCCGAGTTGTTACAATCGGTCCATATCCTATTTAATTCGTTAGTAGGAACTTGGATTGTTTACTCTAAACATCACGGTAATAATTCTGGGAGTTTATTGACTACCATCTTTAACTCCCAACCCAATGATTGTATGATGAGAGCGTGCTTTATGGAAATGTACTTGAATATTGCATTCGACGGACCACTATTACCAATGCTCGTCAACGGACAAAATCGACTACTCAAACCGGATAATTCAGAAGAAGACCTATGGGATGAGTATGACACAAGAGGAACAAACGTTATGGATGTGTATGACGCGAATGTCACAGGAGTGTATTTTGGCGATGATGATATAGGCGAATCCTCTGAAGCCGTAGATTACTTTAATATGGTTAACATCGGTACAGTAATGACCGTACATGGTTTCCAGTATACTATGGCTACTAAAGGGGATGAGTTTGTACCATTCGTCAAGATGAATGAAGCACAATTCCTAAAACGAAAGTTCCGACAAGACCCAGAATATGTAGATATTTGCTGGGCTCCAGTTCAATTGGAACCAATTTTCGAACTTATGAACTGGACAAAAGAAGGCAGAGTACTCGAAGACTGCCTACAAACAAATTTCGACACTTACGCTCGCTACATTGCTGAACACGGGCGTGAGACTTATGACTTTCTTGTTCATAGAGCTGCTGAGATAATCCGATCTCAAGGCTATCAGGTTTCGATCCGAAACTGGCATGAATTCAACCTAGAACGCAAGTATGCGTACGGGAAGATTTGTGGTGCCGCTGGTAATCTAGGCTCTCGAATGGAGAAAGCAACCCAAGCAAGCGAGTTACAACAACAACTTACTTTTCTCGCTTCACCAGGTGTAGGTGACGAAGGGGGGGATTTCCTATAAAGAGGATAGCTCTGAGTGGACAGCTATATGAAGTAATATAGTGGCTACTACTGAATAATGCAGGTACTGCCTTAGGAGGATACTTAGAGTGATTTCTCTTTCTCTTTTCTTTAATTACACAAGGGACATTTTTATGTATAAAAAGTTTTTCAAAAAAAAAAAAAAAAAAAACGC